ATTAAAATCTACGTGGTGAGTATCAAATTGACACCCAATAGATTTTTCATAATCCAAATCTCGGACACACTGATGTGAAACCATAGAATGTGTAAATTTATACTTACCAGTTGATGGGTTATAAACTTTTTCATAACCATCTATGCAATCTTTTTTCTTTTCACTTTTTCTAGTATAAAACGGCATCAACGACTGCCCCTTACTCAACTGGTCAGCTCTCTTGAATGAACCGTCCCTAAGCATATACTCATGGTCTGGTGTGGTATCAATATGCGTCCCATCATCAAAGGTCACTCTAAATAATTCACTATTCTTTCTTGTAAGGTCACACCAAATAATTTTACTTGGTACAATCGCCTTGGTATTATCTTGAATTGCATAAGACCAAACTTCTTCACCATTTTTAATTATTTTGGATAAATCTTTAATAGTTACCTCAGTTCCATCCAATAATGGAATTATACTATCCTCTCTTACGGGAAGGTTTCTGGTCCACATAGGTAAAGATGTGTGAATATCTAATCTATTGATTAATAAATCTTCCAATATTCTTTTAACACGTTTACTACCTGAATATACATTGATTACATCACCCTTATCATTTGGTGTTGTTGATTCTTCCATGAAAATATCTAAAGTAGCTGAAATTTCTGGATAGAATTCCATAGTTTCAAAATCAGAATATGAACCAATTCTTGTTGTTTCATAATGGATAGCTTGTTGATATAATTCACCATCAACTTTTTGCCATTGATTAAGTAAATACTTATTTTGTTGCGCTTGTAATTTAGCAACTTCAAACTCACCTTTATCTTGAGTTTTAAGTAACTCACTATTACCTAACGAATATTTGTTGGTTTTTTTAACATGTGGGTTTAACCCATCTTTACCAAAAACATTACCTAGTTTTTGAAATACTGTTAACTTTTGTTGTGTCATTTTTTAATCTTTTATATATTATACTAAATTTTTGATATTAATCAATAGTAATTTATTTATTATCTACTACCACTAAATAACCACATGTATTTACCTGTAGGGTCTTGCATATTTTTTGCAACCTGTGGTGTGAATTTAGGCTGTTTAGCTGTTACTTTTTTCTGTCTATCTGTCTTAGAAATGAAAGCGTCACTAATATAACCATCACTAGGTGCTCTATTACCAGCGTTATTTATTGACCATGCGCTTAACATTGCTTTAGTTTTCTCTTTAGCTACAGCTAATTTTTTAAATGAATATTCAGCTACCCACAATGCATAAGCCATAGCCATAATTAAATCATCGTGAAATCCATCTTGATGGTCAGCTCTACCGTTTTTAAATACGAATGTATTCATTTCTGAAATTAATCTCCTAGAACGAACTTTAACACCCATAGTTCTAATCATCATTTCAAAACGAGCAACTACTGGCGTTCTAAGCCCAGCCGAACAGTTAAAACCTGGATACTTACCTTCATCACTCTCAAATTTAACCTTATTAGTTTTCTTATCAAGTGGTTTGTTAGTTGTTTCACCATAATATAAATTAGGTGTACCAATTTCCATACATTTATTAACAGTTCCAACTCCAATACCACCAGTAATATCAACCACAACCAAAGCTTCATAAATTCTAGCCCATTTATCAACTACATAACCTAATAAATCAGATTGTAATTTAGCTCTAAATTCCATGACTTGAGTCATTGTAGTGAAATCTAATATGATAATGGTTGAATAATCTTCCCCATCACCTCTAGCAACATCGGCAGATAAAATATATTGATGACCAGCAATTGGTTTTTCCCATAACCAAATCTCACCAAACTCATCGTTTTCAATCCAATTAGGTTCAGTAACAAATAATTTTTCCTGTCTTTGAATATCTTTGGTGTCAATAACGTTACCACCAGAACCAATAAACGATACATCAAGCTCTTGAGCAATCATACGTTTATTATTGTTCATACCCCTACACATACTAACGTACCAACTTGAACTAGGTTTATAACCCTTTCTAATCATATCTTCATAATGACCATAAACACCTTCAACGGTTTCTTCAGAATCACCGAAATTTATGTACTTAACTTCTTTTATTATATCAGTCTCATCTTCTTCATTAATCCAAACTAAATCTCTTAGTTTTGAATTTTGATTTGTGGTGTATCGTGGGTCTTGATACCATTTCATTTCAACTACATGGTAATCATTATCACCACTTTTTGCTTGTTCATATGTTTTATGATATAATTCATCGTAACCGTTAGGTGTAGAAACTAAAGAAACACGACCACCAGTACCTAAAGCTGTTAACGCTGTTGTATAGGTTACCGCACCATTATCGATGAAGGCAGCTTCATCCATAATTAACCAAGTAGGTGTGAAGCCCCTTAATGCGTTTTTAGATGTAGCAACAGCTTTAATCCTACTACCGTTAGGTAATTTAAGTTCTTTTTTAGATTCTGTCGAGAATATTGATTTACTTTCCTTTTCAGGTGTACCATAATAATCAGAGCCCCACACCCATCTTGGAAATTGAACAATAAAGTCTTTAATTTTATCCAAGAATTCAAAGGCCATGTCTTGTTTGTTGGCAAGGATTAATATATGTTCAGGGTTGTTAGGGTCAGCAAAAACTGATATAACTGAAGCATAGGCCGCTGTTGTAGTAGATACGCCAGCCTGTCTAGGTTTAGTAACCATTGTGAACCTATGATTTCTATAAGCTTCAACAATTTCAACTTGTTTTGGGAATAATTTAAAAGGCACAAAACCTTCTTGCGTTTTATCGAATGTTTTTAAAAATTCGGTAATCGCATAGCAAGGGTCCATTAGGCATTTACCATATTCCTCTAATACTTCACCAGCTGTAAGCATACTTTTTTATATATAAATATACTAAAAGTGGCTATAAATGCCTAAAAACAAAAAAAGGGCACTTTAAAGGTGCCCTCGTAAACTAAATATATTATGGTTACATGAACCAATCTTCGTCATTTAAGTTATCTAAATCTTCAGACCCAAAGTAATCATCATCACTTAACATAGCCATAGCATTATCAAATTCATCATTTTTTAATTCATCTTTAACGTTTTCCAACATCTCTTCGACCTTAGCTTTACCAGCTCTAGTACCCATAAGAATTTCTTTCAACGCTTTATTAAATTCATCAACTGGTAATGATACCAATTCAACATATACATGATGTTTTAACCCAAAATCTTCCGCTGGAATTGATTCTGCAAACGCTTCCCAAATTGGTGGGCCTAATCTCATATCCCAACTTTCAGCGGCCATAAAATCAGCTTTATCAATTACAAATTGAGCGATTTTAGGGTCTTTTGGTAAACCATGATATGAAAGTATCTCCATAACACCTTTAACTATCTCATGAATCAATACAGGCAACGTCATAGCCTCTACAATGATTTTAGGTATATCACCCTCACTCTTAGGAAATTCAACGTTTACAATCCCACCAATCATTCTAGGTTTATGGTCATCTTGAACCATATACATATAATCAGCGGCACTCATTAATTTAGCGTACAAGTTAGGTAACATTGGTTCTAATTCTTGTAATTCTGCATCAATCATATGGAACATATGGTTTGTTTTCTTAGCTGAACCTTGTATCAAAGCATTAACCATTCTACGTTTATATACTTCTTTATTAGCTTGAACGAACTCATCGTGATTATCAAATTCAATATTTGTTGTTGGGTTGATTTTTAATTTGTTTATATCTTTATTTAAAGACATATCAGTAGTAAATTTAGCTTCTATGATAACATCTTCTTCAGTTACATCAAATTCTTCTCTAACCATATTGATAGCCATTTCAATTAACTCATCTTCATGTTTATGTTCTAATTTAATAATTTGTCTCATTAAATCAGCTTGCCCACTTAAGAATTCATCAACATTAATTTCTTCAACACCGTGATGCCTTTTAAATGCCTTTAAAACATCTTTAAAACGTTTAGACATTAACTTTTCTTCAAAGTTACTTTCATCATCATCAGGAAAAGCTGGGTGCTTACCTAATGAATGTGTTTTTTCTCTAAGTTGTCTTTCTAAAGCTGGTGCCATTCGTTCTTTGTGAGCGTCATCGTATGACATTCTACTTTCGAATAACTTACCTTTCTTTTTAGGTTTACTTAAAGATTTAATAGCAAGTGCTCTATATTTATTTGACATTATTTTTTGTTTTTAATATAATTTATTAAATCTGATTTCTTAATTCTTGGGTTGATAGTTTCATTGATTTTAATTTTTGGTGCACTAGATTTTTTTAAATCTTCCATTAATTTATCAAAACTCTCACCTCTAATTCCATATTCATTACCTCTTTCAAACCTTTCTTCATCTGGAATTTCTGGTAGTTGATTCGATTTGTAACGCTCCCAAGCCATTAAAGCTAATCTATTTTTACTCATCTCACCAACAAAAGTACCTTCATGTGAACTATTACCTTCAATTAACCCAGCAAAAAAAGCTTGTTGTTCTGAATTACCATTCATTGACTCATTTACATCAGATTCTGTTGTCATCCCAACCCCTTTAGGTTTATTTGAAATAGTTATTGAACCATCAGTACCAACAGCGTTATCTAATGTTTGCTCGTTATCTTTATAATCTGCCTTACTAACGCTAAGATTAAGCCCGCTATTTTCTTTTAATTTACTTTTGTTTGACATTTTTTAATCCTTTTTTAAATGTTATTCTGATATCCCTTTCATATAATATATCATTAACGGCTGTCAATGATATCCCAAAAGGAAATACTAATCTTTTTTCTGGGTATTCTTCCATACCA